GCTTAGAGTAGAGATCACTAAGCGATCTGACAGCGGCTCCAGACTTAAACAAACCCCTCGCTGCAAGCTGCTGATTTAGGAGTCTTGTTGCTTCCCCAGCTCTCCACTTGAAGGCTTGTGATGTCTGGATAGGACCACTGTACATGTTGTAGAGGTCCTGCATAGCCCTGAAGCCAAGCTTTGAGTAGGGGCCGAGTAACTCCCTCTGAAGCCTCGAAGCCTCATTTAGTGCCTTGGTTCTCTTTTTTGCCCCAAAAAACTTTGCAAGTCCACCTGCAATTGAACTAACAGCAGCAAATACTGGAAACAGTCCCATAAAACACCTCCTTACTTATTATACCACAAACCTACGAAAGTAGGTTAGCATCTCTAAGCCTTTGTTTCAGGTCATTAAGAGAATTAACAACGCTGTTTAAATCACTAACAAGCTGATTAACATCAGCCTTTAACTCGTTTAGGAGGTCCATCTCATTAGCATCGTATGTAAGGTCAGCATCTGCTGATGTAATTGATACTGATGACTGTGATGCGTTGGGTGATGCAGAGGCTTTAGTTACATCGCCTTTTAGTGTATTGTTTGTATCATCATAAGTCCAAATTAGGGCATTACCGTCAATTATAAGTGCAGCAACCCTATCGTCAACTCTCTCATCAGTATAGTATTTGTTGGAGCCTTCTGGGATATCTGACGTAGTCAGGTTACCAACACTTGTGTCAACTTCATTAACTTTAGCTTTGACCTTTTCAAGCCAAAGATCAAGCTCCTCCTTACTATCAGTTCTTGGTACAGGTGGAACTACAATTCCCATAATTACCTCCCAAGTAGTATGACGTCTTCTTCAGGTGGAGCCAGTATAAAAGGTGAGTCACCTGAAAAAGAAAAAATATACTGCCTTTTACGGTAAATACCAAGTCTATTAAACACTACAGTGTTCTTGTAGGATGCACTACCAACATCAACAGTTATCTCGTTTCCAAGCACTTTATCGTCATTAAACCTTAGCATCACCTTTGCATTGGAGACGTTCTTCTTTCCTCTGAGGAGGTTGAGTTTGAGGCGCAGTGACTTCTTGTAGTTTAGGGAACCATGGTCAACATGACCTGTTTTGACCTCACACCTGATCTCATTACCGTTATCAAGGTATGTGTTCTCAGACACAATATAAACCTTACCAGTGCTGTTTCTGTCACCAATGTAGTTTACATTGTCCTGTGTCAGGGTTGAGCAGTTAGCAACGAACCTCTCGTAGGTGCCAGTTGTTGAGTTGTAGAAGGAAAATCTAACCCATCTACTGAGGAGAGTGTCATATGCCCACGTTACATCGTCATTGACAAAAGATATACAGTAGAAATATCTGCCACCAATGTACAAGCTAAAGGCATAAGACGCTGCAAGGTTGGAGTAGTTGTCAAGTTCATTGTTTATTTGCTGACTTATCATCTCCCTCTTCCTGCCATTGAAGACTGACACCCTCCCAGTGCTGTCGAGGAAGTAGAAGTTGTTGTTTATCTCAACAAGAGTGTCTCTTGACAGTACACCAACGTTTGCATATCCGCCTTCGTATCTTGCAAACACCGTGTTTGGGTCATTGAAATAAACCTCTATTGTGTCTTTACTAAACAAGTATAGCTCGTTCCAAGCAGACCTGACTGTAACAAGTTTATCAGGCTTTGTTTCTGCGGATATGAAGTCAAGCGGGTTGTAGGATAGATAGTTGCCTGGTGTAGAGTAATAAAATTTTTCACCCCCTTCAACAGACAAAACCATATACTGACCAACAATTGTTAAACCTGATATAGTTGTTGGTATGTCAGGGTCAGTTGGGTGAGATGAGCTAAAAATAACAGGATCAATAACAGTCAACTTCTTTCCGTTAGCAGCATAAACTTTGTTACCAACTTCAACAAAATGAACGCGGTAAGGCCCATTCAAGAAAGCTCCAGGGCATTTAGTAGCAACACCACTGCTATCAATACTGTATATTTCACTGTTAACAACAGCAATCAGTTTTGACGTATATCTGTGCCAATAAAGCCCCTGTACTGCAAAGCTTGAGCCAACTGATGAGAACTCTGAGTAACCAGGCCTGCTAACGATATTCCCTTCTTCATCAATGTAACAATCAATTATGGAAGTGATATTGCCCGATGTGAGAGCCTCAGAAGGGGACTTCCACAAAGGCCTCTGTTCTATATCTATCTGTGCCAATACCCCTCCTACGCAACAATTGATCCAAACTCTTTCCAAGTACCAGGTGTGCCACCGTTAACGCACACCCACCCAATGTAGCCACCAGCTATAGGACTGATGTTGTAAACTATATCCCCAGTTGCCCACGAACCAGATGTCGGTGCGGCACTTCCCCAAGTGTGTTTTTTACCGCCAAGTGAAAACGAATTTATCCAACCTATCTCAGCACTATCAAAATACAAACCTCTCCGATTTGAACCAAGACTTTCAATAACAAACCTCGGTAAGACGATGGTGTTAGTTTCTGTAGAGTCAGTAGCTGTTGTGAAGTCAGTCGACGTTTTAGACTGTGACTCAACCACAGGGAAGTAATACTTAAACAAGGCTACTTTTGAAGACGATGAGCCTGTTTTCTGATAAAAAGTGTTGCTTACAAACCTATATGTGTAGTATGATTCACTATCAGCATTTACAACGTAATTGTATGTTGTATTTGCTTTAGTGCTAATACTGCAATGATACAATGACACTTCATGCCCACCGCCTTCAATACGTATACCATCAACATTAAAGTCTTCTATATTACATCCTATTAATAGGACTTTGGCAAGAGCCCCAGTAGCAGAATCACCAAAGATACCCCACACATCACCAGAATTAAGACCATTGCAGCCTATCAGGGTTGCTTTACCTCTTATTCTGTAACCACACATCCCCGATCCATCAATTGCCCTTGCATAACAACCAATCAGCGTTGTACCTGGACCACCTTCTATATCAATACCATGTTCAGTTTCGGACCCAAAGTTAACGTTGACAAAAGTGTTGCTAAAATCGTTTCTTAGGTATATTGCTGACCCACCAGTCTCTATCCTTAAATTCACAAACCTTGATTGCCAAATGTTGTATGTTGGGTTACTGTATATACCTCTACCGCTACCAGTCCCATAAATTTGCAAATCACTTATTGTAACACTTGAATAAGGTGCATTGATGTTGAACCCAGTTACTCCAGTACCAAGTTTTATCTTACTCAGCCCAATCCCATCCCCTCTTATTGCCTGTCCATAAGTAGGCACTATTAACTTCCCATCAGTCCCTATATAGTAATCACCACTTGGTATATAGACATTTTTACCTGTTGCAAGCGCGTTACTAAACGCATCAGAATCATCAGTCACACCATCACCTACAGCACCATACGCCCTAACATCAACCCAAGGGCCTTTGGTCTTAACCTCATTTAGGATTCCAAGGTCACCACCCATTGCAGCACTGCTGTGGTCGTGCTGGGCGTTTGTGAAGTCAGAGATGTAAGGGACTGAGACATTGAAGGATAGGTAGTCCCACGTATACAAAGTTGCATCAGAAGCATCCTTCACAACAAACTTGTAGAGGCCGTCAGCATAAACCTGTGCCCTACCGTAGGAGTCAAGCACTATTGGGTTGGGTGCAACAGAAGTTTTATCTCTATCAAGATATGTGTCTTTTGGTGTTGACAGCCCAGCCTCGTAGGTGTACACTTTCCCACCAGAAAGTGGATCACCATTTGTATCTGTAAGCCCTGCAAGTAGGAATGAAACCTGAACAGCTTTAGTAGCCACTAAGACCTCCTTCTAATTCCGAGGTAGAGGTTCGCACTTTCCTTATCACTGTCAAGTGCAAGTGCAAATTCACGTTCAAAGACCTGCTCCAAGTCACCCCTCTCAGGTACAGCATAATCAAATGAGAGGTGAAAAGCAAGCCCATAGATTAGCGCAAGAGACCATTTCACAGGGAAGTCAGGGTTGTCTCCTGTTGAGTCAAAGTCTTGCAGCTTTAACACCTCAGTGAAGTACAGGATTGAGGATTTGTAGTTTGTACCGCTTACCCAAGTTGAGCCTGACAGTGTTGATGTCTGCTCCCAATACGTTGCGTAAGAGGCTCCAGTGATTGGGCGGTTTGATGAGTCAGCTGTGTGAGACTTTATACACTTGTAGTTGTTTGAGTCAGTCCCTACCACAACCCCTGTTGTCTTGTCTGGAACTCTCCACAAAGTGAGCTTTGGGACAGTTATCTGCTTGTCAAGTAGGTACTGAGAAGGGTCACCGCTATCATCTTTGTCAATCTTCCTCGCATACTCTTCTTTGGTTATTGGCTCCAGGTAGGTGTCATTACCATCTTCACGATAGAAAACATCTTGAATATCTATCACATCTGAAGATAGGTCGTAGGTTGACTTGCCAGAAGTAAGGGCCATGTCTTTGTTGTTGAGGGTCCAAAGGAAAACTCCCCTCGTCTGGAGTGATTTGACAAGAGTATTGAGCGTTTCGGCACCAGCACTATACTGCTCAGGGGACGGTTCCTGGTTCTCAGCTACAACCCCAATCTTCCTAAGAGCAGCCCTAATTATTGAGTTCCTTGTATGAATAAAGTCTCTGCTTCCAGAAGTTGCCAATTAGGTTCTCCTTATTGTTATTGGTTCACCACTTCTGTGCTCTACTTTGTCAAGAGGATTCCTTGGTTCCCAATCCTTCTTACAAACAAGAACCCCATCCCACCTCTCTTTCATCTCACTGATGCGGTAGTCAAAGCCACAAACTGGGCACTCGTGCCACCAATCACCAGGCTTATAGACGTTCTCATTATGAGTCTCTCTCACTATCTTTCACCATTACAAGGGTTGTACAGTCTTCAGTTAGTGTGTACCTCTTCTTGCTGTTGCCTTTCTCAGCAATCACAGTCGATATCACAGCACTAAAAATGCTGTCAATCTTCTCTAACTCAGCCTTCAAATTCTTCAGCAAAGCTGTTGTCTCACTACTAAGTTTTATCCTTTTCATTATGTACTCACCAAGAAGTTGTAGACTGTCCCATTTATCTCTATTGGTACTGTGCCTGTTGCTGTAGGTGAGGATGCTGTGTAAGCTATGTCACGTCTAATACCAAACTTCGTTGCACCACCGATTCTAAGAGCAAGTAGGTAGCTTATTCCTGTCCCTAAAGCAGTCTCAGTTACATCCACTCCAAGAGCAGCATACGATGCTGTACCGGACTGATTAATATTAGGTGTCACAAACAGACCGCTGTACTCACCTGAGCTGTTTGTAATTGAACCTGTTGATGCTTTAATACCATAACCTGAGGCAGAGAAGTTTCTGTCTTGTACTGTTAGAGTTGAACTAAGACTTAATGCCCTTATTTTTGGTGCAGCAAATTCACCTGCAGAAGCAACGGTATATCCATAAACATAAAACCTATAACTGCCACCAACGCCAGCCCAAATCAGGTAGCTTGAACCAGGCGACGAGGTATCAGTCATGTTCACATATATGCCATAATCATTACCAGATGTAGCCTTATTAACCTCGTACTCAACACTAAACGCCTTCTCATCTCCAGTAGCCTCAGCAAGCACATTGTTGATAGCTACCTTATCATTAAGCTCAGTTATAACACCAAACACTTCAGTAGGCATTACATACCCCCATTGCTGTAGTCAACATACACTGCAGTTGTGCCAGTCTCAGTAAGTGAAGTTATCCTCGCTCTTACATACTCAACAGGTTTGTGTGCCACGTGGAACATAGCACCCTGAGCTGACAGGTCAGTAGCATCAAACGTGTGGGAACCAAGCTCAAAGAAATTGCTGCCATCAAGACTTCCCTCAAGGCTCACAGCAAGTGCAGTTACACTCCCACCAGAGTTTGTGAAGAAAGCTGAGACTGTGTGGAGGTGCGCTCCATGGACTCTGTAGGATGTACTTACTCCTGTAGTTTCAAGACCATCAATCAGTCTTACCATTGGTACCTCCTACACAATCTCTTTGTAGAGGATTATGATGTCTGCTACAAGCTCAGCAAAGTCGTTGCTGCCAGGAGTCCAACTAATGCTATTACCGTTTGTGTTAATATGACGCTTCGGTACAAGGTTAGCATAGCCAGTATCACCCGCTGTGTCAGTACCAAGCTCATAGTCAAGCTGCCCAAGCAACACACCATACGTTGATGTTACAGCGGAAATGTACCTTTCATTAGTACCAGTAGTTTCAGTTACAGTAAGGGAGGGGCCTTTCAGACCTGTTGATGCCACACTTATCCCATCAAGCAGTCCATCAGCATCGCCACCTGACTCGGTACTAAGCAGTCCAACATCAATAGTTTTAGTAGAACCGGTTGCCTCAGCAGTAATAACGTTAACAAACACATCCTCAACAACTGCAGTTGAGGGAAGGTCCCACCCAGTGTCAATCTCTCCAGTCCCGTCACTATACTGAATCCTGATAACTTTAACCCTATCTATCACATCTTTCTGACCAATCGACGAGTTGCGGTCAGTAACACTAACACCACTAAAATGAGTTACACCCATATCAGCCTCCTACTTAGGTTTTGGGTAAAGAGGTCCACGCCTCTTGTCAGTAGGCGAAGGTCTGCCCACCGCCTTAGTGGGCAGACGCTTACCTACTTTAGGTTTCCTCTTCTTCAGAGGATCACTCACAGACGAACTAACTCTCAACTTACGCTCCAGGACTTCCGTACACAGCCCGCGGATCAGTCCACCCAACATCCATCCTGAAGGTGGTCTTGAACTTGGCTATCTCGGAGTCAAAGTCGTTGTCCTTACCGAATTCGGGCTTACGTCTCCAGAAGAAGTTGAGGCCATTCATCACGTCAGTCTGGACAAACCAAGCATCACCGTCAGTGAGCCAGTGCATCACCACATAACCTTTAGGGAGTATCCCCTTAGCCGGGTTGTAGTCGTTGTCTGCAGTGCCAGGAGTCTGGGCTGATTTGAGAATCTTCTCAGCCATCCAGGCATCATTTGGGTGGACTATCAACCTTACAGGCTTTGCAGCAAGCTTCAGGCCCCTATCGTCAACAAAGCTCTGAATCCCAAGCAGTGCGTTCTCAAACGAGGTGATGTCGAGGTCTGCACTCGGGTTCAGTTTGTTTGAGAAAGTGCCTCCAGCAACCAGCGGATGGGCTGTGGAGCAGAGCTCCTTGCCATCAGCACCAGTGTAGTTGCTGTCAAAAGCGTTGTTGAGCACGTTAGCTGAGAGCTGCTCAACGGTGTGCTTCACGCTCCTACTCAAGGCCTTAGGCAGTGACTTAATCTGCCTGTAGAGGGCGTCTTCCCACATCTCACGGGTGACTTTGAAGCCAAGCCCATACACAGTGAAGGTGTATTTCTTGACGAAGCCCTGATAGGCAGTGTCATAGTTTATCGGGTTCCCTTCTCCCTTCTCAGGGACAAGCCCGAACCCAGTTATGCTCTGGTCCTCAATGTAGTTGCGGTTACTGATTGTCTCAATGGTGAAGACCTGGGAGTATTCCTCAGGCCACTGAGAGTAATCCAGACCCCAAACAGCATGTAGACCAGGTTCAAGTAGCTTAGCAAAATCTTTAGTCTGCATACTTTACCTCCTTATATTCCTGCCACAGCAGCTTTGTACAGGTGCTCGTTGATCAGGACAGCCAGGTCAACGTGCTCGCCCCAAGCGTTGTCAGGTCGATCAACTTTCCCAAGGATTTTGAGCTGCGCACCAGTACCAATGTCTGAGCTGTCAAGCTCGTGGCCTGAGATTTTAGTTGTGGGGTTGCCTGCCCCAGCTACATGGTCTGCAGTAGCAAACACATCAGATGCTGCAACAGACGTACCGGAATCTGCCTGCACCGAAAACACTATATAAGGATCATCGTAGACTGGTACAGTCTTGCCTCCAGCACCACCACTGTCATCTACGTAAGCGGCTGCAACTCCAACAACTGAGAGTCCTGCGCCCGCAGCAGCAGGCTCAACAGTTCCAGCAGCAGTTGCAACCAACAAGTCTCCCTTGTAGATGGTTTTACCAGTTGTGACTGTATAGTCAGTGGTTCTTATCTCACCACCAGTCAGGTGGTAGAGAGGTTCGAACCCCCGAGGAAAATCAGTGTTAGCCATAGGTTACCTCCTTCCAATAATAACTTCTCCGTAGTGACCGCCAAGTGAAGCGGCCTTCTTGAACTCTTCAATTGGTGCAGCAGTAGCTGACTTCACAAGGTTCTTGTGGTACTCTTCACGCGCTTTTGCGAGGTCCTCCGGCATCCTCATAAGGATGAGATTGCGCTTCTTGATGATGCTGGTTACTTTGGTGCCATCCATCAAAGTAACCATTGGGGCTTCCGGACCTGACTTCCCAGAATTTACAAACTCCCACCCCTCAAGAAGCTTCTTCTCAACTGACTCAGAGCGCACCCAGCGATACCTGAAATTCTTATCGAGGTTCCGCACCTCAAGAAGTGATGCAGGTCTCCAAGGCTGAGTCACAGGCTTCTTTCCACTATCCGCTTCTTTCTTCATCTTTCCTCCTAACTACCTAACATAGCTTTCTGTTTTGCGTACTGCTCAGGGGTCAAGCCAAGGGCTCTTGCTACTTCAACCTCCTCAGCAGTCAACTTCACAGTCTTACCAGAAGGTGATGTGTCACGCCTCTCTCCTTCAACAGCAGAACCATTGCCTTTCGGCTGGTACTGGAAGCGAGACTCTACCCTCTTTTTCACCTCAGCAAGCCTCTCAGCATCACTCTTCACCGCCCATACCGGATCAGATGAGAGGATGTTGTCTACCTCTATTGCTGCAGCTCTCATAATCGGGTCCTCAATAAACCAAGGAGAGGAGTTGACGAACTGCTCATAAGGGGTTGGGTCGAAGGATGGGTCAGCCTCTTCCTTAGTCTTTTCCTTCTTCTCACTGCCTTCTTTGCCTTTACTCTTCTCCACTTCCTTCAGCTGCAGTTTGAGGTCAAGTATCTCCTCAGTTATGTCGTCAGCCAGGTCATAGTTGTCGTTTTCGAGTGCTTCCTTCCTCCGCTCCCTTAGCGAGGCTATCTCTTCTTTAATTGTCTTAGTGCGATCCTCAACCTGACCCTTCTCAACTACTTTGATTGTAGCCTCGGAGACCTTCTCAATACTCTCCGCCAGCTTTCTATTGTGTTCCTGCATCTGCCTTATGAGTGCTTCGTTTTTCTCAAGCTGCTTGCGAAGCTCCTCATTTTCCTGCATCTTGCGCTCTCCTTCCTTCGCCTTCCAGTAAATCTCTTTCCAGCGGGGCGAATTGGGAGGCGGACCCTCACCACCCTCTCTCCTTTTTTCATCATTGTCATCTTCAAGCGACACCTCTATGGTGCCGGACTCATCCTTTGCGCCACCTTCATCACTCTGTGGCGTCTTGATACCTTCTTCCTCTTCAAGAAACTTCTCAAAACCTTCAGCCATGGCTCCTCCTTGGTGCGTCACTTTCGCGACGATTCGAGTTTTTTCTTCTTCACTTCACCTGCATATGACTTACCATTCAGGTAGCATATGTGGATGTACTTGTCTTTTCCTATTGTCTTGGTTATAATTCTTCCACCTTTCCTAACACACTCTTCAAACTCTTTCGGCATCCTCGATGACCCCAATCACATCCTCTTCATTCATAACACGATACTTCTTGCCACCTATGCGGCACCAGAAGCCACTGTAACGGCCATAATAGATGTGGTCCTTGGGTTTGAAACGTTCAACATCCTCACCAACTGCCAGCACATAGCCCTCATTGGTCTGTAGCTCACCATCCTTAGAGGTCTCAGGCACATACAATGAGCCTACTTTCTGTACTTCAACCTCTTTGACAACTATCCTTGAGAATACCGGGTGGAGCTTCAGCTCCTCAATCTCCTTGTCAACATCAATGTGCTCAAGCTCTGCTTCAAAAACTGGCATAAAACCTCCCTCAACTATATTTTACATCATATTTTCACCCATGTCAAGTTCCTCACTACCACCTCTACCAGAGTTCTCTACCAAGTAGAGAGCTGCAAGGTGGTCATTGTTGTGTATCTCAACAAGTTTCCTTGTCTGAGAGGATATTGACTTACCAAATGGGCCATTCAACAAGCTGTCGTGTACCTGCATGTGGGAGATGTGGTCTTGCTCAGGCAAGACAGTTGGACTTTGACCTTTTATCATCATAGCATTCTCCTCAACAGGCGGCACATCCTGCGGTTCAGGAGGAGGTGCAAGCAAGTCATCAATGTTCTTCACGTCAAGTGCTTCAAGGAAGTCACGTGTTGCAACATACACAGCTTTTGGGTTGCTTGCCATCAACGGGTTGGTCATTACTTCCTGCTTGACTTGCTGGGCCTTTATGATGCGCTCTGCACGGGAGATGATGTTTGGGTCACTTACCGGGACAATGTCATAGGTGTCTATGAAGTCACTGCGCCCTATCGCCATTGAAGGGCCATCAGGGACACCGTCTTCACCAAGTACCCTGAAATATTCAAGCTCGTTAAGGTAGATGCTGTTTAAGCGGTACAGTTTCCTAAGCTCCCGTTTGAAGGAGCGGTGGATGCGTTTCTGGATAGACGAGAAAACTTTCCTACCTTCCTCAATTAAGGCAAGGACTGTAGTTGCAGGAGTGTCTGAGGCTGGGAGCTGGCCTGTCATAGTTTCAGACACTGACGTCACAAGTTTTGAGTATTCGTAGAGAAGGCCAAGGGTTGCGTAGAGGGTCTGGTTTGGGCCTTTGAAGTCGAACTGGTAGATGGCTTTGCGAATATCGTCTATGTAAGTATCAACCTCCTTAAATTCTCCCATTGAGAAGCGGAGAGAACCTTTCTTGATGCCACTCCTCTTACTCACAAATCCGCCTTGGAGATTTGCGAGGGCTCCAGCATCAATAACCTCATTCACAATTGTGTTAGCTGCAGCATTCAGTCCCCTCAATAGAGTGCCGTAGCCAAAGCCGTAGATACTGTTTGGGTTTGGGATAAAGCAGTAGTGAGTGAAGTATTCCATTGTGCGTTTGTTGCCAAAAGAGTCAGTGTAGGAACGGCTTGTGATGCGTAACACCTTTCTCGTCTCGTAGTCTACTGTAATGACGTATGGTTCTTCGATGCCGTCACCGTCGAGGTCCCAACCCCTGTGCTGCTCAAGAATAACACGGGTGTTGGTGTTGTCTGTTGAAGGTCTGCTGAAGCCGTGGATTTTATCTACCTGCTCAGAAATTTCATCACCTGGCAGCTTAGTTGGGTCTCTGAAGGTTTCTCCTGTGTCTATGAAGACTCCTGCTGCAACTCTCTTCCTTATCACGTTGCGAGGCATACGAATGATGTGGGTCTTTCGGGTCTCCTCCCCGAGGTCCTTAGCACCATAGTTTACTACAAAGTTTATTGCACTAATCGGTTCACTGACATTGACTCTGCGGATTGGGTCGTAGTAGGACTTGCGGAAGATAGTTCCTTCGATTGGGAGTTGGATAAGGGAGCGGTCCATTCCTTCTTCGAAGTCTTCCATTTTGTAGAGGAGTTGGTAGTCCATGTACTTCTCAACTCTCAGGGCCCGCTCATCAGAGGCATTGTTGAGGTTTAGGACTTTTACTACACCCTTAGGCGGTATTATTGCCTCGTAGACGCGGGCGTGGAACTGTAACACTGCAATAGTTAAGAAGGGGAGGGAGACGTTTGATGCATTCTCCCAAGGCCAGGTCTTCTCTTCAAGGTAGGAGGAGAAAAGCTTAATGTCCTCTGCAACATTCTCCTTCCACTCAGACCTCGACGCGTCATCAATCTGGAAGTCATCTACTACTACCTCCCCCATCTCCTTCAAAATGTCTTGCCCGCTTAACATAACGTCAGGATTGTGGTAGGATGGGTATATCTGTGCGTCAGTTTCACTAATGTGGTGTGCTATGTTGACTATGTCTGTTGGGAGCTGTGAGGGTGAAGCCGGAAGCTCCATCATCTCATCATCACTTGGCTGAAGCATCTCAAGGTTGTCCATTTAACCTCCGTTGCGGCTGCCCGGTTTTTTGATCCCAGGAAGTGTAGCCGCCGGGTCCCGCCTTCCTGGTCACAGGATGTGAAACCGGGCATAACACAGGGCCTGTACATGGAGGGAGCAGGCCCGGCAGCTACCTAATAGCCTGTTATCTTATTCCGTCCCTGAGAATATTCTAACACATCTTCCTGAAAAAGTCCATCCTCCTCAACCTGCGGCTTCCACTCCGGCCCAAACAGGACCAGGCGGTAGAGGTTCTCAAGCATGTGGTCATCCTTCTTGACTGGCTCTTGCTTCTCCCCTTTCGTGTTTCTGACGTCCTTGCGCCACTCGTCCCACGCCCAGTGGGTGATCTCATATCTAAATCTGGTACAATTAGATGTTACATACAAAGTAGGGCCCCTCCCCTCTTCCCCACGTAGGGCCTGTCTAACTTTGAGGATGCCATGTGATTTGTCTCGGGGGGCTGGGATTGGTGCCGGGTTATTCAGTCCGGCCTCAATCAGGTCGTAGGTGAGGCAACTCTTACTACTGGGATCTGGGGTATAGGCAAGAGGGTCAATCAATATCACTTCTGGCACCTTACCTCTGCACTTGTCGAGGATGGCTGAGGTGAGGCCAGCTGCATCCAACTCAGCAAACAACTCATCCACAACAAATACCAGCCCGTCTCTCCTCGCCACCATAAACAGGACTGCGTGTGGGGTGCGGGGGTGTGGGTCGATGGCTACGTAGAGGGTGTAGTCGCGGGCGTTAGGGCCAAGCCACCAGTCATCAAACGGCTCGACCAGATGGGTGTTGTCGCTGTACTCCTTGTAGACCAGGCCGGAGAGGAATAGGAAGTGCCCCTTCCCCCTCACAATCATCTCTTCCTTCGGGAACTTTGAGAGGATACGAATACACGCTTCCTTGGTGAGGGCCGGGTTATCGAAGATGCAGGCGAAGAAGCAGTGGATGTCAGGGTCACCACCAGGCACTTCAACATCCCTAAGCGGCCCAGGCACCACATCCACCAACTTCCCATCCTCAAGGATAAAGTCGTACATCCTCTCCACTTCCCGCCCCCTCTTGAGGAAAAGTTTGTCGTAGAGGTACTTCATTGCTCCACTTACAGGGGTGAGGGAGAAGGTCTCCTCACCATCTGTGTCTACTATCCTCATCAAGTTCTCATCCCTGATGTCTTCAGGAGGTTCTTCGTCGTAGCCTATGGAGTGGCGGGAGGAGCCGGCAAATTTAGTGACGTCCTGGTCGTACTGCATAAACTCTATGAAACCGCCTTTGTGGTTGGTAATGGCCTTGATACGCCCGCCTTCCTTCACCACATCAGCAATATACAGCTCAGGGATGAGTTGTTTGATGTAGGGCCAAATCACTTTCATGAAGCTGTTTGGGTAGTCCCCCATACAGAAGCGGAGGCGGCGAGTTGGGTCGAGTCTCCATTTCGGTACCCTCCCAGCTACGCTGAGCGGAGCCTCTCCTATGAACTGGCTGGCATAGTCTATGATGTGGGTGAAAGTTTTTGAGGCACGGTTTCCGCCCGCCAGGAAGCGAGTCTTAGCAGGGGAGGCGTGGAATTGCTCAGCTATGATGGTTGGTTCGTAGACATGAAACTTCGTGTCTTGGTGTGATGACCACTCCTCTGTGAGGTTGAGGAGCTCGATGAGCTCCTCTCTTGATGCTGACTCTATGAACTCAAGCAGCTCCTCCCTGCCCATCTCAGCCTGATCCATGTCAGTTCCCTATCATCATCTTGATGGGTTTATCCTTCGGCAATTCAGGGCCAGACTCTTCTTCATCCAGCTCCACCTCGATGGCTTCGGCCTCCTTGAGGGCTGCCCGCTCCTC